AATGCTTGTATATGTTCCATTTATTTGTGTATGAGTTATTCCATTATATGTACCTGCTGCTACTCCTGCAATCGTAACATTATTAGTTGTACTATGCATTCCGTGATTTTTATGGAATACTCTTATTACTCCTGAAGTATTTGTTGTTCTTAATGAATTGTTAGGTAAAGTTTTTACAGGTATACTATCGTTTACAAGAGTTACAGTACCAGTAACATTTTCAAATTCAGCTCTATTAATTTTAAATTTTATATCTGTTGTTTGATCTGGAGTCCAAGTAGAACCATTTTGTGATTTAAAGAAAACACCTGCATAAGGGTTAGACGATATTGTTCTATTTGAACCTATTTGTGTTTCACCTAATGTGGCCACAAAAGCATTATAATTATCACAATTACTTAATAAACAAAAACTATATTCTGTTTTTTCTTGTAAATAAACTGGAGAAGGAAATGTAAATTTTGTAGCTGTTGTAGCATCAGCACTAATACTTACTGAACTTGGATTTAAAACAACTTCACCAAAAGGTACAATTGTGCGTGAAGGATAACCATTTACGACTTCTCTTATTTGTAAAGTAATAGGAATGTTAGTATCCTTTGATTGAAAATAACATTCAACAGATGTTACAAAAACTCCTCCAGTATCATCAATTAAAAATGTTTGTGCAATAGGGTCAATCCAACCAACAACTTCTGTTGTAGACCTTGTAGACTCTCTAGTAATATTTCTTGTATCGTTTACTGTCTGTCTAGTTAATATAGTTTCTCTTGTTGAAACAATTGTATTTTGTACAGTTTCTAAAGAACCTTTAGCAATATAATCTGCTTCAGCAGAAGTTTCAACATCATTTGTTGAATTTGTAGATGAGCTTGTTAATCTGAATACTCTTTGACCTGTTCTCCATCTAGGATTAGAGTCATTAGTTGCATCAGGTATAGCAAACGTTCCTGATACGGCACCATTAGCGTCTGTAACTAAATTACCACTTAATGAACCACCTGTTGGTGTAACATATGAAGTAATTGCTATATTATCAAAATAAGGATAAACTCTAGTATTTGGTTTTAATCTAGTGGCAGTAAAATTAATTGTTCTACTTCTAATAAATGGTATAAAAGCTATATTTAATACTCTATCACCTAAAGATGTTCTAACAACCTGAGGAACTAAAGCTGTTCTAATTCCTGACCTAGTTTGAGAAACCGCTTGCGCTGTCGTTGTTGTTACATCTTGTACCCAAGGCCTTCTTCCACCTCCTCCTGCATCTCTTGTTCCACCTCGTTGTATAGTTTCAACTGGTGTACCTTGCCAAAAATCTTGCCATTCATTCCATACAGTATCAATCTCAACACTATTTAAATTAGTATTTCCTATACCAGCAACCATTGTGTCAAAAGAACCTTGTTCATTTATTAATAAATCAGGAACTCTATTTGTTTCTTTCCATTCGTCGCCTGGAGGATCAAGCGTAACTGAACCTGCCCAAGTAAATACACTAAAAGGATTTACATTTACATATCTACTAGCATAAGGTTGTTCAATTATATTTGTTTCTGTATAAGGTAACGTAATTAAATCTCCTGTTTTTTGATAATTGGCCGCTGTTCTATCAGCTGTTAATATTGCTGTACCATCATCATCTGCTTCGATTAATTGAACTGATTCAGAATTGAACATAGGTCTAACATAACCGCCAGCCATATCCATAGATACTTTATAATCTAAATTTCCTACGTCACCTATTCCGTGTCCAGTAAAATTATCTACAATAAATCCGTTTTTAAATCTATCAAATCCTTCAGCGTCTTGTATTTGTAAAGATTGTGCTTGTGTTTCTAATAAGGATAATTGTGTGTAATATTCTACGTTTTCAATTCTTTTTTCTAAACGGCCAATATCTCTCATAGTATATCGTCTATTATCTTGTTCTCTAATTTCTAAGTCTGTGGTATCAAAAGTATAAGGCCTTAAAGATATAGTATATAAATGCATAGCATTTTCAAGTCCTTTAGGAACTTTAGGTGATAAAGAACTTGCACCTTTAACTACTTTAAAATTACCATCTTTATCCAAAAATATTTTATCTATTCTAGCTAAATAATATTCAAAATCTGTAGAAATATCTGAATTGAACTGTACAACATCAACAGTAGAAGCGCCTGTTGCAATAGCACTTGATGTTGATTGAAAAATTCTATCTTGTGTTGCGCTTGTAACAGTTGAAGCGTCAGCAACTCTAGGTCTAAAATCTAAACAATCTCTTAATTTGTATACTTTACCAGAGGTATCTGATGTGTATGAAGGTATATCTACGTAAGGTATACTTGAATAAGAGTCAACATCAAAATAATCTCCTGAACCGTGAGAGTAATAATCAAAATCAATTAACAATCTTCCTGTAGGAACAATTGCACCTGTTTTTAATTTAATCCTACCTATATCATAAAAATTATCTCTTTGACCATTATCTAAAGTAAACCTTGAAGTAATATTTGTATTTGCAGTTGTAGCTGCAGTTGAAAAATTAGCAGACATATAAATGTTATTAATAGCAACAATATCTGCTTTTTGTAAACTTATAATACCAGATTCAATTAATGTTTGAGATGATATTGCAATCGTAGAATTTGCATTTAACGTTTTTGTTTTTGAATCTGTTGTTGTTCTATTTACCGTGGCTAATATTTTAATTTTTGCGTTTGAGTAATTTGTACCAAAATTTAATGTAAGTGTTTTATTAGCAGGAGAAGTTGATAATGTAAATATTGCGGTTCCTAAATGATTATTTCCGCTTAAACTTAAAACGTTACCATTAGCTCCGGCTGTTGCAGAACCTATTGTCATAATAGAAACAGAATAATCTTTTTCAATTAAAGAACTAAATGTTTCGTTTGTACCCGCTGTAATTGTTGCAGTTCCTGAAGATAATGTTGCTACAAATTGTTTTCTTACTTTAAAACTAGTATCAGAAATTCCTGAATTTGCCGTAGTTTTTAAAGTTTTAATAACGTTATAAGGCAATTCAAATATTGATACATTTTTATTAGAACCTTGTAATACAGGTCTCTTTCTAATTGCAACTGTTTTAGTAGAAACATCAGAAGATCCTACAGCAGTTAATAATTGTAAACTTGTATTTGAGGAGATAGATTCAACAATTCCTGTAACTGAACTTCCTGCATCAGTAGTAAATGTAATAGAATCACCTAATCTTAATTCAGTTAAAAATAAAGTACCAAATCCTGTTACTAATGTTCCACTGTTTGCAACTGATATAGAACCAAATACTGGATAATTATCTCCATATGTAGAATCAAGTGCAGTATCAGCTGTATAAGTAGGAGAACCTGTCATACCAACTTGTTTAACTTGTGTAAAATCAAAAGATTGTACACCTTTGAATCCGTATCTTTCATTTTGTATAACTGCTGTTGCAGCTGAAGAAGTACCTGTAATTGTTTCTCCTTCTACAAATGTGCCTGTTACATTATTTAAAACTGTAACACCGTGTGCGGCCGTAGGTGCTGAACTGTAAGAAGTTACGTTAATTGCCGTGTCACCAGCGGCATTAAATAATTGAAAAGTGTTTGTTGTAGGATTTTTAACTGTAAATACTGTGCCTGTTGTATATGCAACAGAATTAATAGCAAAAGAACCACCTGTTAAAGTTATTTGCATTCCTTCTTCAAATGAATGTGCGTTTAATGTTACAACTCCAGGACTTGCAACTGAAATACTTGAAACTGCTGCCGATTTTGTATTAGATATAGATTGAACATAACCAAAAGCTCCTGATGTTCCACCTGTTACCTTTTCTCCATTAGTAAAAGCAGGCGCTGTTTTTACATTTAAATGTGTAAACATTTCTATATCAAATAAAAAATGTTTATAAACTGCACTTGTTAAAGCTGAACTAGAAAATGTGTTTGCACTGGCCGTTCCACTGTTTAATTCAAAGCCTCTTGACTTAGCACGACCAATTTGCGGTACTGTAACTCCTACTGTCGATTGTTCAGTACCTCTAGTAACTGTAGCCGTGTCGTATAAATTTATTCCTTTAAATGCTTCTATTTCACCAGAAACAAATCCCATATCAGGTGTGCCAAATACGTTTGTAACATTTACAAAATTCTCTACGTCAAATCTTGTACTAAAATTACTTTCACTATTAAAATCCCTTGCTTTATCAGCATCTAAAAAAATAGTACTTAGAGTTTCAACTTCATATCCTTTAATATATGCTTTTCCAGGACCCATACCATATGCAAGTTTTGCTTCATCACCAATGTCTGTAGGTGGAGCTAAATATATACCTCTATTATTTTCAGCGGTATTAAGTATATGTTCTCTTACGTCTAATTGAAAATTTCTTACTGTGTAGTCGCCCGATTCATCATATGTTCTTCGTGCAAAAGTATCCTCTAAAACTGCATAATCGGTAGAACGAACTTGATTTTGTCTAATACCTGTTTTTAATCTTAATAATTCTACAAAATTATTATCAGCAGATGACGTTAATGTTCTTTTTGCAAGAATTAAATCTATCTTAAATCTGTGAGCTCCTGGTGCATTTATGTTTGATGAACCTTGAGCATTATCAACTAAACTAGTATCATCATTAGATGTAATAAAAGATTCTTCAACTGTTAACCCAATTCTATAACTTGGTGTGTTTGTATATTTGTCAAGTATTAGTGTTTGTTCTAAAACTGAAACGTGAAAACCATTTATGTAATAAACACCGGCCGATATATTAGCAGCAGAACCAGTTGCCGTTGAATTTACCACGGCAGTTGCTAAAACTGTCGCAACACCTACTGTTCTAGCTTGTATTGTTTCACCACTAGTAAAAGCAAAAGATGTATTGTTTGTTCCTGATTTATTATATTTTACATATAAAGTATCTGGATCTGTACCGTCTGTTACAACAGCATTGACACAAATACCTACAACACCTGAAGTAACACCTGTTAATTGTTTACCAATATATTCAGCAACTGTGGCATATGTTTTGGATGTAAGTTTTACAGCGTAGTAATTTAAATCAAAAGCAATTTCTCCAGGAATAATCATAGCACCTTTTTCAAAAAGATGATCTGATACTCTTTCAATTTGATTTTGAAGAATTGTTTGTGATTGTGTTAACTCTCTGGCCTGTACTGCAAAAGCTGGTCTAAAAAGAACTCTATGAAATTTCTTTGACTCAGCGTAGTCATCAAAGTATGGTGAGAGGTTAAAGTCTGTTGGACTTGGCATAAATCTCCCTAAAACTCAATTACTAATTTAATATTTTCAGTTTGGTCTGAAGCTCTTGTTATTGGTGCTCTGTTTTCAATGTATAAAACATCGCCTTTATGTCTATCTAATTCTGTATCTTTATAACCACTTGTAAATGTAATTTGGTCAGCAGTTTCACTCGCTGTTGCACTCGGTGTGCCTGTAGCACCCGAAGTTGCACCTGTAATAACATTTGCTCCTGAAAATGCCGTTCTATTACCTAAAGAACTAAGACCTTCATCATTAAATCTTGTTTGTATATAATGTAAAATTCTATTTGCAGCATCATATTCTACAACTTTACCTATAGCACCTGTTGTTGTTTGAGTAATTTTTTCATCAACTGTAAAAGTTCCTGGTGCAGGAGAAGCAGCAAATCTTATAGCTTTTGTTCCTCTTAATGTTGTAGTGCTAGCTGCTACACCACCTGAAAGTGGATTTCTTATTAAAACAATTCTTCTAAAATCATTTTCTGCTGTAAAGTCACCTGTGTTTGTAGATTCTGTTCCTTCTAAACTTACGTTTAACATCACAAAAAAACCACCCAATTCTTTTACTGCATCAAAACCATGTCCACCTTTTGGTGAAATAATTACATCTATTTCAGCACCTGATAAACTTGTTGCACCAGCAGAAACTATATCGGCATTTCTTACATATGCAATTGTATAACCTGTACCTGCGGTTGTAACTGTTACTGCTGTTACTACACCTCCTGATACTGTAGCAGAAATAACTCCGCCTGTACCATCTCCTCTAATTGGTATACTTGTAAATGTTCCGTTTGTACCACCTGTACCTCCAGATTTAATTTTTACTACACTGATTGCACCGTCAACGGCAGCAGATGAAACTGTAGAATTTGTTTCAACAGCCATAAAATCTGTTGATAAAAAATTTGATTGTTGTGATGCTGATAGAGTGTACATATATTTCCACTTATATCCATCAGCAGTTGTTAGAATAGATGTAGATGTACCAGTTGGTTCTGTAGTTGAAGCTGCATTACCATTATTATCTAAACATTTATAAACGTTTCTTGCTGTAGTTAATACATAGAACGTTGCATCAAATAAAGTTGTTGCACCACTGTTTGCTGTTTGTGTTGTTGTTGTACCTGTAATACGATTGCCGTAATCGTGTCTGTAATAATCATAAACTGTAGATGTAGTCCAGTTTCTTCTTGGTATTACAAATGATGTATCTGAAGTTGTAATTTTTTTAACAGCCAGTAAATCATCAAACGTATTAAATTCTTCTATAACACTGTCGGCTGGTGTAATTGCAGCTGAATCTGTGCCTTGATTTTCTGTTCTTAAATCACCTCTTGTTTGTGTAGCAAATGCTTGAGGTCTACCAATACCTAGGTAATAAGTTTCTGGTGATGCTTCTGAAAATGACTCGCTAAATTGTTCAGCGTTGTTTATTCTAAATTTATTTGTTATAATTGCTGGCATATTTTTTAGTTTCTTTTGTTATATTTATACAAGTTTTTCATAGTATTATCCCAAATATCTTATCATAATAATAGCAGCTAAAGGCGGTGGTGATAAGAAAGTTAAGGTTGTTCCTGATACTGTATAATCTGATGTTGGTCTTAAACATAAACCGTTTTGAAAAACTAGTATATTATTTACATTATATAAATTAGTTATAGTAAAGGCTACTGTTGCTCCGTCACCTGTAAGTAATGTAGTTGCACCTAGTGTTGCTGGTATAAATTTACCACTTGCTGATACCCAACTTAAAGTTTGTTTTCCTGTTGGAGATGCCGTTACTAAGTCAACGTCTGT